CAGAGGCTGACTATGCCCTGGAAGTTTTCGTCACCAGTTAACTGGGAACCAATACTACCAGTCGTGTACTGCACCGACACTCTATTAGCAAAATCGTAATTCTTACCGATCTTGATGTTCTTCAACAGACCAACAGCGCGGCCGTCATTCTTGATAGCCAAGCCGTAGCGCTCGCGGAACTTCATTTTCATGATGTCCTTCGACGGATCGTTCCACTCTTCGCTAGTAACTTCCTCATCTACAACCAATATTCCTAACTCATTAACGTCGCACAGAACAATGTCTGTAGAGCTGTTGCTGGAGTTAAACGTCATGTACGGGGATACAATGACATTAAACGAAGTCGGGAATAGAGACGGGAGACGAGTAAACGTAGTCGCTAGGTTTTCCGGGTTAGATACGTAAGTATTCTGATTCAAGGCTGTTTGAGCCCAGCCAGGAGCATTACCAGGAGAACCCTGAGGAAGCTGCCATAGCATACCTGGAACGTTGTTCTGGAAGCCAAACAACTTCGACATACCGTCTTCAGCAAAGATCTTCCAAGCAAAGGGGTGCATGATCAACGTATTCATTACAAATCCGTTATTAATCATGGTAGACCAAGCCTTGAAGATATCGTCCATCGTAAGGGTGCCGTTGTAAGTACCAGCAGCATTACGACCTGTAGCGCTAGGATAGGCGGTATCGCTGTTATCAATTAGGACTGTTCCATTGTTGACAATCAACTCCGCAATCTTACGCTCCTTGTGACGAGCAAGGGCTCGGCCACAAGCACGAATGTTCATGGAAATGATATCGAACTGACTGTAGCGCTTTTGCTCTTCGGTTACCTTCAAAGCAATACCGGCCTTGCCGATTGTACACTCAGTCTGCCCGCCCATCTCCATGGTACCTTCTGGATACTCTTCGCCCTCTGCTAGGTCAGCAGCAGCATTAGAAAGAGCGCCATAGGTTGGGAACGAGATTCTTGTTCCCGCACTATAGTTCACCCGCGTTAACAGAGGAGTTAACACTAGGTTAGGCTCTATAGCCTCGCGAACCATTGTGCTAAGAGTACGCGGAACTAGCAGCGGAAGGTCCGTGCTAAAATTATCGCGCATCTTACGTGTTACCTTGACGTCACGGTCAAGTAATTGATCAATAGTGATCTGCTCAGACTTACGGTCTAAGTAGCCATTCTTTAACCAGACTTCACGAATCTTGCTTAAATTAGCACGATCTGTGATTTCTGCTGGTGTGGCCTCAAAACCAAGCATATCCTCGGCTTCCGCCTTAGTATTCTTGATAGCTTTGGCCATATCCATGAGGACTTTCTTCTGCTCGCCCTCGAAAACATCAAAATTAAGATCTTCCATTTTTGGTTATCTCCTATTACAGGCGAATCAGGATTGTTAGGCCCCAATAGTTCTTGTTGGTATCAGCGCGAGCGCCCAGGTAGAAACCAGGAATGCCCTTCGTGCCAGTACCAGCTAGTCCGGTTAGACCCGGAACAGTTTGGATCTTCGACAGGTAATCAAACTCTCTATTAGCCGTCGAGTTAATTGTAAAGTCAGAAATCTTATCAGCCAGTACATCACCAGCAGACGTGCTGGATCCGCCCGCGCCAAGAAGAATCTTTCTTAAACAACGACCAACCACGCGATCATGGATATCGTTATAAGTAGCTGAGTAAGTCTTGACTGGCGCATAGCGACCGGCCAAGTGCGTACCCGCGGCATGTGTAGCAAAAGTTGGCGTAGGAGCCATGAAGGCCACACCGTGACGCTTACCAGAACCTAACATAACCGCATCGCCTGGTTCAATTAGCCACTCATCAGAGTTGACCGCTGGAACCTGGATGACATAGTCAGTTAAGAGCCCTACAGCCGTGTTACGGGTGTAGTTAGTAAACGCAGCTTGGAGATTAAAGCTATAGATAGGCTGATAGCACACACCTAAAGGCTTTACTCGACCTACGTTAGCATCGCCAGAAGCCGAGGGAAGTCCCCAGACGTTAGAAGCTCCATACTGAATTAGGTTACCAGCATCTGAATAGCCTGTACCTAAAACAGCCGGAACTACCTTACCTTCTGCTGTAGTATTACCACCAGTTACAATACCAATCAAAGTACCTGGTTCAATCACGATTGGATCGTGCTTATCTTCATCTACTCTTGTGTGAGCTAGGCCCGTCCAAGCTTCCTTGGCAAAGCCACCGTTTACCGGCCGCTGACCTTCGCAAAGCTCATTATAGTAGGGACGGTTAACTGCATAACCGCGCGGAATTCTAATAGCCATTGTTATTTATCCTCAAGCCCAAGTCCTAGGCTTAGCTTATCTACACTACGCATTGTGCCATTTTTGGCGACTTTGTCATTAGGTTTAACTACAGGCTTTCCGTCCGTGCTCTTAGCAGGGACCGTGCCAGTGACTTTATCGCCAGCAACTAACTCGGTCGTTGACGTTGTTATTTGCTTAGTTGGAATCTCTATAGACTCTAATTCTAACATCAGGTCCTGTAGAGAGTCCTGTAAAGAATCAATTGAACGAGTAGAAAGTTTTTCTACATACGCATCAAATTTTTCTTTACTGTCTACACTATCATTACCTGTTTTCTTAAGACGAGCACGAATAGAGGCAAGAGATACAGCAAGAGTTTTTGACATCTTGTTCTGAATCGCCGCCGCATCCGTTGTTAGCCGTTGGATCTGACTATCCTTTGCTTCGTTCTGCTTCTTAAGTGTTTCCACTTCAGTTTTAGCAGTGGTTAATCCATCTTTAAGGCTAGCTATCTCATTCTTAAGAACTTCTAGTTCTTTTTCCATATTACTATCCTCATTAGATTGTTTATCTAAATCGTTCGCCTTATCAAGATTTTGCTCCACATTTGAAGCCTTCGAATCAGAACCAGTCGTGGCTAAACGGACCTCAATAGTCTCGTCAGACGAACTTGGTTTTTCGGAAGACATAACATGCTTGAGCTTGTCTGCGATTACAGGGCTTACTGCAATCACTGTCTTTTTAGTAGAAGACTTGTGGTCCCCACTTAAAAGACTTAAATCACCATCATCGTCCCTGAGAATGAAATTTCGAACCGCTTCTTTCTTCCCAGAAACTTGACTGGCAATAATTGTATCTTTCTTCCAGCTACCTTTATTATCCGCCCAATTGAAGTTAACCAATTTAGCAGAGGGTGAGGCAGGGTGGTTAACAAAGCTAACTTCGTTATATACCATTCCGGCTGTA